TGATAAACCCTTTCTTTTTTCGGTTGCAATGCTTTTTTCCAAAAATAATTGGCTATGCTTGTAAAGAAGTCATATAGCTTCATATAAAATTTTGTCATTGTTTTGTGTCCACCTTTTTAGTTTTGTCATATGATCGCATACCCGCTATTCCTAACATACCAAACAATAATGGCATCATTACCGACATATCAGCCTGTGGAATAATAATACCAAATCCCGCTAAAATTGGTGAAACCATATAATTTATGGCTAAAGACAATCCACATATCCAACCTATCAATGGACGCCAAGAACTTTGAAACCAGTTACCTTTAGCTTCCTCTATATTTACCTTTATTTGCTCCATAGCTAACGCTTGGGCGTGTTTTTCAGCCATAGTCGCTATTTCATGTGCAAGTTTATTTTTTGTGTCTTTATCCTCAATAAATTTGCCAAGTAACTTTGAAGCAACTGGTAATAAACTAGCAATCATAAACTTTTTCCTAATTTTTCAATTAATCTATCTGCTCTATTTGTTGTTTGTCTGTACCATAAACTGTCTTTCATCTCGGCTTGTGCAGTTTCAATATCTCCATCTAATAAAGCCTGTTTAAAATTTTTGAATTTATTTAATCTGGGTAAACCTAATTGAAATACCATATGTGTTACACATTCTTTTACATTTTCATCTACATTCATATCTTCTGTAAATTTTTCCATATCATTTATGGCTACATATAAATCAGCTTCAAAACATTCATCAACTCTTTCTTGTGATACAACAGTTCCAACTTCCATTTCGTTTTCTGGGTCTGTAGCTTTTACCAAATGTCCGATACCTAAAGTTTTATATCCAAGTGAATCGTTATACAAAATGTGTTCACCATTATCATTTAGCTTTACACCTTCTTCAAACTTAATATGTTCTTTTAATTCTTCTAAATTCATTATTTAACCCCATTCTTTGCCATATAAGCATTAGAACCCATATAGAAACCGACTATTGAACTGCCAGAAATATAAAGCAAGTTCGATACATCACTTAAAGCATTTACTCTTTCTATAGGAACAAAAAATAAAGCAACTGTAAATACTCCCATACCTATCAAAGTATATCTTGCCATTCTTAATTGTGCTAGATTTTTTCTTAATTTAGTTTCAGTTTCTTTAATTTCTTTGGCTCTTTGTAATTCTTCGTTTGTAATTTCATTATCACCATCTAAATCATATTCATCTAATATTGAGCCTTTTTGTAATTTTTTTTGCATTAATACACCTTTACTTTGTCTGGGTTAATACTTGGTACTAATTTACAATGACATTCATATGTCTGGTTGCCATTTTCTGACATAAATTGCTGACCACTTAATTTTTCAGCGTAATATGTACAATCATTTATAGATTTGAAATAAATCTTTGCTTCATTCATCTGGCTTGGTTGCATTGCACAATATAACATAAAAGCTGTAATCATTCTTTTATGCTCCTTAAACTTTCCATAACTTTATCAATATCTGGTTCTGTGCCATTTGGGTCGTAAACACATTTATATTTTTTTGGACACCAAGTTTCAATCATCATTGTAAAAGTCTTGTTACCACCTTCATAAATACACGCTTTTTTATTTGTATATTTTGAGGTTATTCTTTTCTTTAGTCTACAAGTTGTATATTTTTTTGGGTCTGGATTTCTCCATTCTTTTTGTTGTCTTGAATAATCTCTAGGTTTGTATTCATAAACTAATTCTGTAGCAAACGCTTTTAAAGCAAAAACTAAAAGCAAAATAGTTACACCTACCCCAAGCAAGATAAAGGCAACCCATTTAAGTGCTTCCCATATTTCTTCTCTTTGTTTCTTAGCTTTTAATTTAGCCTGTCTTTGTGCTTCTTTTGCTTGTTTTATTTTCTCGGCTCTTTCAGCTAATATTTGCTCCCAAGTGCCATAACCAAACCTATCATTAATCAGCAACTTCAATTCATATCGCTGTTCTTCTAAAAGTTTTCTATCTATAAAATCTGATGCTGTTGATTCTATGCCAAACTGTTGAGCAATCCCCATGCCCTTGCCTTGCTTCTTATTCATTTGTTCTTCGCCTTCAAAGAACCCATCAATCTGCTTGGCTATGTCTTTTATATCTTTTGCTGTGGCTATGTTGCTCTTTATAAACTCTACTGATTTTTGAACTAGAGCAATACCAGTAAGAATTTCTGCAACTACCATATTACCTCACGAGTAAACCTATTAGCATTACTATTGCTGTGCCAGATGTGCCTATCATTATATGCTCTAATCTTTTAACCCTACTTAATAATTCTATAAATCTTTCATCACTTACAGCTATATGTTTTTCTAATTTTAAATTTATACTTTGAATAGAAGGTTTAGACATTTTTTACCTTATGCTAATTTAACAAATGTTATTCCAGTTTGGTTTTCATTGCTACCACCAAGTATAGCAGTAGTTGAAGCAATAGCATTTGACATACCAGATACCATTCTTAATCTAAAACTACTCGTTGTTGAGACAGTAAAAATAAATGTATTGCTTGCATTTTCATAATTTGAACCACTATATGCCCAACATCTACTTCTAAGAGTATAAGCACCTCCACTATTTGTACTTATTTGTATATTTAAATCAAATGCATCTCCCGCACCACTATTATTAACTTGTACATGATAGTTACATAAATATGTGCCAGTTTGTGCAACGCTAAAAACACCTGAACTTACTGTCCAATTTGCACTCCCAACTCTTGTATATTGTGTGTCTGCTTCTTCAAATGGTGTAAACGTTTGCAAACTGCCAGTTCCATTAACATCTTGACTTAATCTAAATGATTGTGCTGATTCAATACCACCAGCACCACTTACAGTTCCAGTAAAAGCAAACGTATCTGCTAAGTTTATTCCTTCTGCTTGTGTTTTTACTAAAGGCATAATTTACTCCTTTGGGTACTTATCTTTTACTGCTTTGATAGTTTTTTTCCAACCATCAATACCATTATGATATAAGTCATCTAATTGGTCTGCTATAGATGGATAGGCTTCTGCTCTTTCTCGTTGATATTTATTATTTTCATAAACAGTTTTTAGTTCTTTTTCTTTAGCAAGTATATCTTTTTCAGCTATTGGTTTTGTGTCTTCAAGCCATTTTATTTTTTTTACATCATTATCTTCTATAGATACTATAGCTTTTGGATTTATTTCTAATATTGATTCTATAATAGAATTTTCCATAATTTATGCCTCTATTTCCATTGCAGTTAAAGTTGATTTTTCACCATTAACATTTAAATATGAGTACCCACTACCTTGTAAAAGTATTGAAACAGTATAAGTTTGTGCAGATGTTGTGCTTGGACTATCTAAAACTGTAGCAGATACAGTATTTTTATCTGCATAAGCGGCATTATGAGCCGCACCAAAACCTTGATTACCATTACCTAAATTTGTTCCTGAAGCATCTCCTCTATGTAATGTTACATAAGACATAGCACCACCAGTTCCATGATACACATTTGCACTCATAAATAATAAAACCTTATGTGATGTTGCACTTGGTGTTATTGTTACTGTTAAGCCAGTAGCAACAAAACTTGAAGAGGTTGTAACTGCTTGTGTTGAATACTCAGCATGAACAACTTGCAGTACTTTACCTACACTACCAAAAGATAAGTTGCCTGAGCTATCAGTAATTAATGCTTTATCTGCACTTGGTGCAGTTGTTGGAAATGTTAATGTATATGATTGACCAGCAGAATGTGCTGGTGATGCTAATTTTATTCCATGACTATTTTGTGAACAGTTTAACTGTAATGTTCCATCAGTAGTGCCATCACCTTTGATCTGCAACCCAGCACTTGATGATGTTGACACAAAGTTTGTTTTTGCATTTGTAACTGTACTATCACTAGGTGTGCCAATATCCAGTACGTTACCTAACACAAGAATAAAATCTATCGTATCACTAGAGGACAAAGTGCCACTACTAGGCAAGAATGTAATAGTAGAGCCTGACACAGAGAATGAACTTAATGGTGATTGTATGACACCATTTAAAGATACAAGCATATGTAAAGCTGACTCTGGAACAAATGCCACTGAATCTTTAGTAAGGTTATATGTATTTGTGCTAGAAGTAGTAATAGCATCTAGCTTAACATAGTTACCTACTTGTGGTTCTTTGCCTATATATGCCATTATTCAACCTTTTGTGATTCCAAGTATTTTGTATAAGAACTTTTTATTTTGTCTGTATGAACTGCATTGCAAATCGCTTTTACTTCTGCACTTTCATTGCTTGTGTCTGCATTAGGTTCTACAATATGTCTATGAAAACTACGACTTATTTCTGCACCATCTTTCTTTATGACTGTGGCTGTTCTTACATGAACTATTTTATAGTCACCTACAACCTCTATTTTATCTTCTATTGTTTCTTCTGTTAATGACATTTTTTTTCTCCATACTTTATGCAGTTGTTCTATATACTATTGAAGCATCTATATTTGTAGCACTTGATGGACTACTAGCAGTGCTAAAATACCACGCATTACCATCTACTATAGTTGTCCAACCATGTGATCGTGATGAAATTGTACCGATTACATAAACACCAACATCTGAGTCGTTAGTAGGTGCAAAAGGTATCCCCTCTAGCACTGCAAAAGAGCTTATATTTAAACCTGCATTTCCAACAGTTCTTGCTTGAAGATACACTGTTCTACCTATCTTTGTATATTGACCTGTTAAACTAGTAACAGTTCCAGAAATATTATAAGAAGAACTCCATGAAGGTGTCCAAGTTCCTTCTTCATAGTCATTTTCTTCTTTCCCTCCCCTCCTTT